TAAACCATAAATATCAACGTATTCTTTTTCTGATAAGAAATTGTCTTTAATTTGTAAACTCATAAATAATCCTTAAAAGGAGGCAGTAGGTATGTGGTGGTGTACTGCCCCCATCTAAGGATTATATCACTTTTTAAACCAGGCTGGAAGTCCTAAATGTGGTCTTCGATCATTGATGTTTTTGTCTGCATCTTTAGATTTTTGATTATTATAATGTAAAAAAACCTGACAACAATCATTGCCTTGAAACTCTTCTCTCCAATGTTCCAATTCCATACCTTTATAGACTAACATATCTCCAGGTTTTAAATTAACTCTAACACCTTTGTTATCGCTAGACACGGTTATCTTTTTACCATCGGGTATACCGACATTCTTTTTAGGTTCTAAATAGATTGGCCAAGGATCACCACCAAGATTTAATGTTGTAGATATTTCACAACTAAATCTATCTTTGTGTCTGTGCAGCACATCTCCTGTTTTATATATTCTTGCATAAGAATAAGTTGGATTTAATTTTAATCCTGTTTTTTTTTCCATAATAGGCAAAGTTCTCATCAATAAAGTTTCCATAGCCACATCTCCATAATGAGAGTAAGTATTTGGAACTTGTTCGTCTGCCCACGTTCCCCATTCCTGTGTAAATTGAGATATATATCTTGCATCAAGTAAACTTCTTGCAACAGTTCTTTTTAATAAGAAGTAATTATATACAAATGTTGCTATCTCTTTTGGTACAGCCTCTTTAATTACACAATATTTATTTTTTTGGAAGCTCATTTTTGTTACTCCTTTCTTTTGATATTGCTGTTTCAACAACTTTAATGTTCCAATGTATAAATCTAAAAGGTTCTAAACCTGGGTCTACCGCATATTCGTGTGGGACGTAACCAGGAAAAATAATCATCGTGCCTGGTTTAGGTTTGTAATTTACCATACTTGTACCCATTGATATTTGTTTTTCATCTTTTAATGGTAGCTTTGTCATTATTGAACCTGGTCTTGGATCGTGAAAGATTGGATAGGATGTTTTTTCGCTACATTTTAAAAAGTAAAATCCTGATACGTGTTGATTCCAGTGTGCGTGAGTTGAATGATGTCCTCCGCCTTTTTCACTAAATTCCTGCACCCAAAATTCTGTAAAATGTAAACTATGGTTTTGTAAATTAAATCCTGACCAGTCTAAAAACTCATAAGATCGTTGACCTATAAATTGAACTAAATCTTTTACTTTAGGATCATTAGAAAAACTTTCACTATGTTTAGATAAACCAAATGTGCCAATATCTTTTTTCCATTTAGGTTCATCTTTTAATTTATCTTTAAGAAGTTTATCAGCTTTTTTAATATATTTATCTGTTACTTTAATTGCATTTTTTAAAAACATTGGTGCTTCTGCAACCCACACCGGTGTTTGAAAATAAAAGTGAGATTTAAAATCTACGTGTCCTTTTGGTTTATTGCTGCCGCCTTGTATCATATTATTTAAAAGGATAACCTAGATTCCATATTACTAGACTATGCCTTACTCCTTTCGTTACTGGTTTGACTCTATGCCATACAAAACTAGGAAATACAACCACAGAGCCTTTTGGTAATATTTCTGTGCAAGTTCTCATTGCACGTTTTTTATCAGGATCTTCATTCCTAAAATCAAACTCTAACTCTCCACCTTTGTATTCTTTTGGATCTGTTAAACTAACTGTTACAGATAATTTTCTTATTTTACCTTTTGTTGGGCCTTCTTCCATATAAGGTTTATCCCAACTATCACAATGCCAATCATAATACTGACCTTTTTTATATATTGTAAATTGACAGCTTTCTGAATAATCCCAATCAAAATTCCAACCTGCGTTTTGATTTGCCATATGAACATAAGGTTGAATTTCTTTGTATATCCATCTATCGTTCATCCAAACAATATTAGAATTTCTTTTTTTGTGTAAATCTTTTATTTCATCTTTAGTAAGGGGCTGTCTCTTTAAATCTCTATCTCTACCCATACCACCTGTAATAGCCATAATTTCTCTTTGTTTTTCAGCTTTACCATATTGCACGATCATATCACAAATTCGTGGTGGTATAACTCCCTCAAAAAACCAATAGTAATTAGATATATTCATAAGTAATAGTTAAAAAAGTATTTAATCTTTTAGATTTATTAGGAGGTATAAAATATTTATTAGTGCTTGGAAACATAACAAATTCATTATTTTTTAATGGTTTATGCCAATCTCTACCTTTTCGTCTGTTATCATCATATTCAATAACAACTCCTGTTTCCTTATCTTCTCCTAAATCCACACCATAAATTAAAGTGTAGTCAGGTGAATTTTTTAAATCAACAGGATCAATAGTGTTTCTTGTAAAAGATTTTTGATTATAATCAAAAACATTTCCCCAAATTAATTTAGGAACTAAAGTAAAACCATATTCTACTTTAATGTGATCTCTTATATAATCTTGTAGCCATTGTAGGGGTTGAGAAAAAGGAACTTTATAATCAGTGTAAGCGTAGGATCTTTTGTTATTGGTTAATCCTTCGTCCTTAATATATGAATTTATAATATCGTTTTTAATTTTATTGCGGTTAATTTCAAAACCTTTTGGCATATCAATTTTGCCATAATACAAATCTATTTCAGATAATACTTTCTTGTGCATACCACCACCAGCTATAAATTATGCTGATGGATCTGTCAAGTCCCAAGATTGATTAGCTTCATTCCAATCATATCTTTGCATATTATTTGCTTGTTCTTCTGTTAATGCTGGAGCATCACCTATTGGTGATTGCCATCTTGCTTCTGCCACATTTAAAGTCCAACTAGCATAAGGTTTTTTATGAATAAAAATATCATTGTCGTCGTCATAAATCATACCTATACCTGCGTAATTACCTCTTAAAGGTGTTCCGCCATTTTTGTGTTGTCCGCCAGATGTATTATAAGATGTTTTTTTCCATAAAGGCCAGCTGTGGATTCTTTCCAAAAACTGTCTACCTACTTCTTCATCTTCAATACCATCAGCATTTTGACAATCTTTATCAGCTACAACTTCTACTGCGATAACTTTATTGTTTGCTCCTAGTTTTGCGTAATGTGCCATAATGTTCTCCTTATATTATATTTTTAAACCTATTTCAACTATTGAAATTTATATCTTATTATTACTATTCCTGAACCACCTGCACCGCCAGCACCACAAGGATTAACTTGGCCACCTCCACCTCCGCCACCTGTGTTTGCAGTTCCAGCACCTCCTACTGGATGGGCAGCTGTACCACCTCCATCAGCACCTGCGCCTTGTGGATTGTTATCTGAACTTCCTCCACCTCCACCTGCTCTGCCTGTTGGTGTACCATTAATACTTGATGTTGCTCCTGTTCCACCATTTCCACCTCCAGCTTTTGGAGTTCCAGTAGGGCCTTGTGCATTAAATCCAACTGCTGTTGCTCCACCACCACCACCTTGATTTGAACTAAAACAACTACCATCAAAACCTCTGCCTCCTGTATTTCCTTGAGGTGGAGATACTGGAGGTGTGTTTCCCGCACCTCCTACTGGAGTTTGTGAATTTGCACTACAAGGAAAAGCTGATCTTTGTCCTCCTCCTGATCCTCCTGCTCCTCCATCTACATTCCCACCTGATTTTTTTTGTCCACCAAGACCACCTCCTGCTGATGATATACTTGAAAAAGTTGATACATTTCCTGCCGCAGCAGCACCTCCTCCTCCACCTACTGTTACTGGATAACCTTGAACTGAAACTGGTAAGGCTGCAACACCTGAACCTAATGGTGAAACAGAATAACAACCTGATGCTGTTCCTGAAGATTCTCTATAACCTCCAGCTCCGCCTCCGCCACCAAGACCATTTCCGCCTCCACCACCACCAGCTACTACCAGATAATCTACTGTATTAGAACCTGCGGCACTACCTGCACAACTAACTGTAAAAGTGCTTGAACTTGTAAAAGTATGAATTTTAAAATTACCTGATGTAGTTACTGTTCCGCCTGTAGCGGTAACATATTTTAATATATTTTGTACTTCATTTGAATTTACTGGTTTCCAACCTTTAGTACCATCTACATAAACTAAAGTTGTAGCTATTCCATCAGTTTCTAAAAGTAAATCATTACACAAACCATCAATTTTTGAGCCATTTCTGCCTACTGTAATTGCATTACAAGATGCAGTTTGTGCATAATCTGAAACTGATACAATATCTCCAGCATTTGGACTTGCTGGAAGTGTTACTGTAATACCGCCTGATGTTGTATTTATAAAATAACCTTTTCCTGATTCTACAGTTAAAGGTCCAGTCTTTGCAGTCGTACACCAGTCAACTGTTCCTGTTCTACCAAAACCTGATTGAGACGCACCAGTAGCTAATGTAACTGTTTTACCTGATGAACCTAAAGTTAATGTAGATCCACATTGTACGTCAACTGTATTTACTTCTATTTTAGACAATGACTAATACTCCTGTTACTGTTACCGTTCCAGGTATAGTGATAGGACCTGCAAGAACTCCGTTCTCAACAGTTTGTGTACCATCAATAGTACCTGCTTGATTGTTTATAAATTCATTTGGCGATGTTTGGCCGCCAATATATTGGATTCCATTTATTACTGCCGTCATAATTCCTCCTACGAACTAATTGTGTCAATATAAGAAAGAGTTACATCTAAGCTACTAGCTGTATCTGAAACTGCTTCTAATGTATCGCCACTTTGTAAAACAATCTTAGCACCACCTTGAATTAATTCAATAGCGCTATTTGGTGGAATACTAACTCCTTTAGCTATAAAGTAATCAGCTCCGCCTTTAGCAATTTTAACGTCAACAGCAATAGTTGATGTTAAAATATTACAACATCTAATACCTATTACTGCATCATAATTTCCTGCTGCTAATAAAGTAGTATCACCTGTTCCAATTGTTCTAACTAGTACGTTTCTAAAATCTTGTGCCATATTTTTTTCCTATTTATAACGCCACTGCCATTGCTAATGCAAAGCCAGCTGACGCTGCTCCTACTGGGTTACCTGATGCATCTAGATAAACCGATTTACTTGCTGGTAGAGTACAAAATACATCTTTTGTGCCCGCAGAAAAGTCAACAGCAGAATCTGAGTTAGAACTGGAGATAACTTGAGTTCTAGCTAAGTTAGCACTTGTTCCATCTAATGTACCACGCCCTACTTCAAACTCACTTGTACCTTGATTAAAGATACAATAATAAGTTTCGTTGCTGTTTCCTATTCCTTGTGCAAAAGTTTCAAAACCAGTTACTGCTGAACCAAGTGCAAATGCACCTGTACCAGTAGTTGTGCTTGTTACTTTTACTCTATCATTAATTACTAAAGCCATTTAATCTCCTTAACTCATACTTATAATTGCATTAGCGGGTGTTGATGGATCTGGGTAAGAAACTGTAAATGTACCGTTAGTACAAGTTTTGTCTCCGCCAAAATCTAACACCACACACAATTTATCTGATTTGTCATCATTATAAATAGCTGCGAATGCTGCAGTGAAAGTTGCACTACTCCATGTAGAATCAGCAAAGTCAACTGAAGCAACTGCTGTGCTCGAAGCTACTGCTTGTGAGCCTAAAGATTTTCTTGTGTAGTTTGAACTACCCGCTGAAGAAACTTCACTAGTTGCAGTTACAGTCGTACTTGCTGTTGTGTATGGATTAGCCGTATACAACGCTATTTTAAATGCGTCACCTCCAGATGCAAAATTGTGAGTACCTGAAAAAAGTTCTCCTCTAAATGCGAATGGAATAATGTTTGCCATATTTTATCTCCTTATTTATTGCTTGATGGATTTTTGGATTCCAAAACGGTACGAATAACTCCATCGGCATATTCGTCTCGGCGTCTTCGACCTTGTTGTTCGATCGCATACGATAATAAAGCTTTCTCGTAAGCCTGTGAATAGTATTGTAACATATCTGCTGGTCCTTTCAAGTACCCATATGCGTTTACTAG